CTTCTATGTTATGTCGTATCGTAGAGCAGATACAATACTAACAAAACATTGTTTGAATAACTGTACATACGTTGTCAGGGAATGTGAAGCTGAAGCCTACAGAAAATCAGGCATAGATGATATGCTTGTTATACCGTCTAATGCCACACTGAAATGCGGAGCACCTGTAGATTGCTTCTCAGCTACATTCCATTGGATAGTTGAAAATACTCCAGAAGATGTAATAGCAATACTTGATGATGATATACAGTCGTTCAAGTATCGCAGAGATATTGCCATTGATATATTCAAGGAGTATAAGGACCCTAAGACACAAGTAGAAGATGAGATAATGCGATTGGCACAAATCGCTGTTGACCTGAATATCGGTATGTTGTTTACCCAACCAGCATATCAACTGTATAACTTCACTCAAGAGTTTACGTTTAAGGGAATGATAGGCTCTACTCGTATTGTTAACAAGGCTGCTTGGAAAGTAAAGTATGATGCTGATGACTATTGTATGTCTGATATTGATATGGTCTATCAAGAACTTCTTCAAAATAGAATTATATTACAGCCCCGTTATTTCCACGGTGTAACTCCTCCGCTATTGACAAATTCAGGAGGTACTACTTACCAATCTCAGGTATTGCATCAATTTCACCTTGCGATGAAAAATAAGTGGGGTAAGTATTATCATTTTGACTATAAGAAAAACATCACATCAATTAATGTAAAAAGGTAGTTAAGTAGTTGATTTATAGATTGTTAAATTTGGTTATATCAAAATTATTTAGTAACTTTGCTATAGAATTTATACTAAAAATCAATGAAAGATATGCTGTTTACATATAATGGTCATAATATGTTTGATGTGTCATCTTTGATACAAAAAGCATTGAGACGAGGAGATATTGAAAATGCTTGTTATGCTGCACACGAAATGATGTGGAAGTATCGTCCATATTTATGGACTCGTCTGTTAATCACATCAGCAGAAGATTGTTATGACCTCGTTACTGGTAGAGTATGGTATTTGAGATGTAAGGATTTCAAGAATGACAATCCATCGGAAACCTGTTATATTTCAGAGGCTGTTAATCTTCTTGTTCGTACAAGGAAGAATAGAGATGCAGACTACTTCGCTTGTAATTTACTTTATTCAAAGGAGAAAAAAGATTTTCCTCTTGGTTCTGGTCATCTTGTAACTCGACACGGACACGACCTCAAACAAATGACGATAGAATTAAAGAAAGCCATTTTTGATTGTGATGACGAAAGAATAGGATATGTAGCAAATGAGATACGTTGTTGGTATCGTAAATTGTTTTGGGTTGTAGCGATAGATGTATCAAAGACACTTGCTTCTGAAATAATAACAAGAGAAGTAATTTCACTTCAAAATGTTGACCTATCTCAAAACCCCAAGAATAGTTCGTGTATCTACATCACAAAAGCAATAGTAACATTTTTAAGACGAATCAAATATGGTACAGATGACATATTCAGTTATCCAGATATGAATAATATCCAAGATGTAATGAAGTTTTCACAACCTCGTTCATTGCCTTTATATACATACGACTGTCATACTCATAAAGGTAAGTTAATGGGACTTGATGGTGATGATTTCATCGTAACAGAACAAGCAGCACTTTCTCCCTACATACACGGAGAGTACGATGATTTAGACTGGACTAATTCACGTAAATGGAGAACAGAAGGTCGTGGGCATAATTTTGATACTCCTAAAATGCCTAAGAAGTTACTTGAAGATGCGAACAAAGGGATATTCCCAACAACATTATTTGATATATGATAAAATTAAGTGATATTAAAACTCCGGCTTATATTAGTGATGTTAATTCATTTGAAAACAACATCATTGATATATTATCTATTGTTAGAAGTAAATACAAGAACTTTGGCGTAGGATATAGTTATAAGACTAACTACTATATACCATTTCTTGACAAAGCTATGTCTCTTGGACTATATGCAGAAGTTGTATCTCCAAATGAATGTAGTTTAGCACAATGTATTGGGAATGATAAGTCAAATATTATTTACAATGGTGTAATTCAGGATTTTGAGACTAAACTTGATATTGCTCGTTCCGGAGGTATCGTAAACATTGAAAATATTCCTGAACTTATTCGTTTTATTGAATTGAGTAATCAATCAAGAACTCATATAGAACTTGGCATACGAGTAAATTTTGATGTGGGCAATGGATTAATTTCAAGATTTGGTATTGATACAACTGGAGATGATTTTAGGTGGCTTTCCAACCAAGATAATCATCCGTATATTTCGTTTAAGTGTGTACATTTCCATTTAGGTGGTGCAAGGGCTCCTGAATACTTTAGAAATAGAGTAAGAAAGACTGTTGATATAGCTAAAGTTCTTGGAGCATCAATAGTTGATATAGGCGGTAATATCTATGGACGTATGGGAGATGATTTTAAGGCTCAACTTCCATTTACAGCACCGACTTTAGAAGAAGTATGTTATGCAATTGGAGACGAAATGTCAAAATGTTGTCCTGATGGGAATATTAAACTTATAGCAGAATGTGGTTCTCCTATAACGTCAAATGCAATGCATTTGTTAACTACTGTAACTAACATCAATAAAGTACGTGGCAAAGTATTTGTAACAACAGATTGTAGAAACACAGATGCAGGTTGGAGCATTAGCCGATATGACCCAACAAGAGAATATTATGGTAAAAGAGATTCAGGTGTAATTGATGCAACTATATGCGGGTGTGAATGTAGGGAAAAGGACATTTTAATTCGTAATTACTCCGGTCCTCTATCTGTAGGAGGTAGATTATTAATCAAGAATATTGGTTCTTATTCATACAGCGTAACAAATGATTTCATCACACCAGGTTGTAGTAATGTAATAGATATTAGCGAAATTGAATTTTGAATTTATCAGCATTAAAGGCTTTATCGTAATAATGGTAAAGCCTTTTATTTATATTGCATCTTTGATAACGAAAAATAATCAAAAAATAATTGTAACTTGCTGAAAATAAATGAGTTAATATTTTGTCAATTAAAAATAAATTGTTAACTTTGAATATCCAAAATAACAATCTGCTTATATGCAAATAAGAAACCTAAACGAAAAAGAAATGATAAAAAAAGACCCTACCCCAGCACAAGCATACGCAAAGCGATGCATCTATGCACTTCAGGAACTCATCAACAATCCTGAAGACAACGAATGGCAAGATGAAGTACACCTGCTGTTAATGGAAAGACCTCAAACCCTTAAATGTGCCTTATCTGCATATCTGTATAAGTCAGAGATGGCTCGTTTATCAAGACGTTGAATTATGCTAACAGAAGAAATCAAATCACAAATACGCATTCTAAATCGCAGAATACGTAGAATCAAGTCCGGAGACTATTTCTCAGATTCTCCTGAAGATGAAGTAAAAGAAGCAAGGAGAATAATACGAGACCTAAAAGCTCGTCTCAAAGAAGATGCTGAATATAGAGTTAGTAGATTATACGAACTTGCTCAACAATGGAACTTTATTGTAACTGAATACGAAGAGTCTGGATTATATAGCCTAAAAGCAAAATCTGCCGATTCATTTGGATATGTACCCTCTACAATAGCGATGCCACTTGAATGTTGCTATCAATGGTTAATCGGATATTCAACGGCACGTGCTTGTTATTATCAATGAAATTAAGAGATGAAACAGGTATATTTATTGTATTCAGGTAATGCTTGGTTAAATAATACAAGCCTTCAACTTTTGGCTGTCTGTAGCACCAAGACTAAAGCAATTCAGCTTGCTGAGGAAGATGCAATGGATACAGACGAACATCTTACTGACTATGATTTGAACACTCTCTTTGAGAATAATCAAACGTACAGTAGAGATTGTAATTACTTGATATGCCAAACAGATGTTGACACCTTGTAACCTCCATTCCAAAATTGCACAAAAGATAACGAAAAATAGATTGTAAAAGCAAATAAGATTAATAACTAAATCAAAGAAAAATGGACAAGAACATTGTTAAAGCGCTATTCAAAGAAATAGCAAGCAAGGACCCTATCCGACAAACATTGATGGGAGTCCACTTCGACGAAAAACGTTGCTATGCAACTGACACCCACATCTTAGTTGTGTATAACGATTCTGACCCTCGTTTTGTAGGTAAGACCATATCGTCAGAAGGTACTGAGTTAGCAGGAAGATACCCGGATGTTAACAGAGTTATTCCGAAAGAATGTAGTAATCTGTTCCGTGGAAGTTTACCTCAACTTTACCGTGCTTGCTGCTGGTGGACTAAACAGAGTAATAGCAACAAGGAAGACCAAGTGGTTATTGACGGTCATCAGTATGTAATAAGCACATTGAAGCGATTATTGTCAATGTATTCAGTATCCGGTGAGTTGCAAACCGCAAAGATGTATCTCAACGAAACCACAAGACCGGCTATGGTTGTTAGCGAGTTGCTTACAAGCATACAGATGCCTTGTAACCCAAGTCCGGTAGAAAAGATTGATGATGTACGCACCTATGAGGAACCTGTTGTAGTTTCCTACGCAAATCTCATCAATACCTATGCGATTGAAAGTTCTAAGCCAAAAGAATCTGCTCCTGCATCATTCGGTTGGTTGTAATGTTGAATATTAAACTCAAAATAATATGCACCAAGTAAGAGACATAAAGCTCGCAGAAATCAGAACGAGCGCATTGAACCCAAGAAAGTCTTTTGACCAGACAGAAATTGAAGAACTGGCTCAAAGCATTAAAGAGAACGGATTGATTAACGCAATCACACTACGAAAAGTAAAAAGTGATGATGGAATTAAGTATGAAGTAGTCTGCGGAGAGAGACGCTATCGTGCAGTAATGTTCCTCGGACTTGAGACAATCCAAGCAGTAGTCAAAGAACTTGATGACAAGCAGGCTTTTGCTTGTATGGTCATTGAAAATCTCCAGCGTAAAGATATAGACCCGTTGGAGGAAGCATCTGCAATACGATACTTGTATAAGGAAAGTGATGTACCTATTAAGGAAATAGCAAAGATTATAGGCAAGAGTATGAGCTTTGTCGTTAATCGTATTCAGCTGAATAACATCAGCGAGGACTTCGTAACTCTTATGAGAAATGACATCCTCAACCTCACTCATCTTCAGGAAATAGCAAAGTTGACGAAAGACCAACAACGTACTTTGTTTGAATGTTGCTTCCAACCTGCGAACATAGAACGATGGAATTTCAAAACGCTAACTGTTGATAAGGTTAAGGAATGGATAGATGAACATGTTATGTGTCATATCACATCAGCAATCTTTGACCCTACTGATGAGACGTACACAGCTTGCAAATCTTGCATTGGTTGCAAGTTTAATACTGCATCTCACTCCACGTTTAAGGACTCTGACAATCCTCGTTGTATGAAGCAGGAATTGTTCAAGGCAAAGAATCAAGAGGCTATATTCCGTAAGGCTAAGGATTTGGGATTTCCTGTTGTATATGCTGGCACTGCAGATGAGAATAAGCAAATCGTCCAAGCAGCACAAGCATTCCAGTTATACCCTCAACCTCTCGGAACTCGTGAATATTTGATTGAACCAACACCACCGGCAGAAGACTGTGATGTAAATGATAAACGCTATCAAAAGCGCCTTGCTAACTATGAACGTGTAAGGGCTGTATTCGAGGATAACATCAATGCTGGAATTGTAATTAAGGTCTTTGAAATTAGTTACAATGGCATCCTTTCAGGAGAGGTTAAGTATTTGTTCAATCTTAAAGCCGATGAAGTCGGACACGTTGAGGAAAGCGATGCTATCAAGGCTGAACAGCTTTCAATGTTCAAGAAAGAACTTAGAGCAGCAGATGAAGCCAGACAAGTAGAACGAGTTGAACGTCAAAGGGCGTTTATGGAAACAGCATCATATTCTGAAAAGAAAGATACTCTTGATGCTACAGAAGAGAACATCTTCTTTGCCCTATTGGTAAGTAGGTTGTCTCAAGAGTTCCGGAATGCAATTGGAATGGATTATGAAAGCGCTGTTGATATTCGCACTGCATTCCCAAAGTTAGAGCAGCACAAAGACTCAATAATGCGAGAGTTCATTAGAATGATGTTATCAGATAAGTCTGTTGGCTATTCATCAGGATTTGCCTCCCTCCTTGATATCGCACTCAATCACTCGTTTAATTCAGATGTTCAAGAAATAGACCGGAAACTGGCAGAAGACTACGAGCAAAAGTGCAAAGAGTATGAAGCAAGGATTGAGGAACTTGAAAAAGAATTGCAATCAAAAAGTGCTGCATCATAATCACTGACATAGTAACACTGAAATGAAAATCTCGGAATATGTAATGTTGCATTTTCCGAGATTTTTACATCAAAAATCTTCGTAACTTACTGAAAATAAATGAGTTAACATTTGGCAAATCAAAAATAAATTGCTACCTTTACATATCCAAAATAACAATCTGCTTATATGCAAATAAGATTCTAAAACGAAAAAGAAATGAAAGTTAATAAGTCAAAGTTATTCAAGGTTGCTCACGCAATCCTTAGAAAAGGTCAGGTTAATAACCTCTCCGAAGCTCTCAAGGCAGCTTGGAAAGCCGTAAAGATTTACACTCGTATGCTCACCGGAAAGGTGGAGTTCACATTTAGGAAAGTCAATGGCGAAATAAGAAAAGCCATCGGCACCCTCTACAATCTCGGTTATACAGCCAAAGGAAATGGCAGCAAGACTGATAACAATGCAGATGTTATCTGCTACTGGGATTGTGAAAAGAATGCGTTTCGTTCATTCAAGTCAGTAACCCTCATCTAAGCGAAAGATTATGACTCCAGAATACGTAGCAAAGGTCCTAATGAGACGGGATGAAATCTCAAAGGAAGAAGCGATGGATATGATTAGAGAATGTGCCGAAGCAATCAGAGATTGTGGGTATGACTGCATAGAATCTGAAGAACTGATGGCTGACATACTCGGATTAGAGCCGGACTATATGTTCGCAGTATTAGAAACAATAAATCCCTATGCAACGATAGCAAGAACGAATAAGAATGACTCACGAAATTAGTTTTGAGATTTTGAAATGATAAAGCAAATAAGATAATAACCAACCCAATATAGATATATGGAACTGACAATAGAACAGAAACAAGTAATCATAGATGAAATAGTTGCTAAACTGGTAACTATTGCTAATGATGACGATATAGACCTCGGAGAAGTATCGTATTTTGAAGATGAAAGAGGAAATGTGTACAATACTGGCACATATAAGCTATGCGGAGATATTGACGATATTTGCTCAAATGGTCTTCCTGGTATATCTGCTCTTTCTGATATTGAAATATATGCAGAATACGATGGAGAACTAATTGTCCATTATTCGTATGACCCCGGAGATTATTACACTCCGCCTTATGAGGACTTTGACATTGAGTCCGCTGAAATATACTTGACCTCTCTTGATGTTTCAGTTGAATATGAAGACTCTGAATATATAACTCTCTCGGATAAAGAAAACAATGAGATTATACGGAAGATAAATGAACTTGTAAAACAAAAATTGAATTGATATGGATAACAATGTATTCAATGCAGAAATGTTGTTAAAGCATCTTTATAGACAATTGTCTAACTTCACAAAGATGCTTGAACAATGCGAAACAAATGACAGATATGTGATAGTATCAGAAAAACACGTATTTGTAGGTAAAGATAATGGGCTAAATGGAACCGGCTTCAATGTTCGTGGTGTATTCTATAACGAGTATCCTAAATTTGATACTTATGAGGATGCTGTCAGGAACCTTGACCACTATCTCATAGATATGCAGTATAAACCCATATTCAACTTTCCGATTAAAGAATCGCAGTTCTATGCGGAAGAAATTGAATCTATAAGGCACACTATCTCAACTATTCAATCATTTGTTGAATCCAATGGAAAAGATATATGTAGTATTTGATACTGATGGAGTCGTTTATAGTTCGTTTCGCACATTGTCTGATGCAATATGTTATCTTGATAGTATGCAAGACAGAATAACGAAGAATCCTGAATTTTCAAATATAGGTAGAGCAGGTAAACGATTATGGTACACTGATAGGTTTAATGAAGAAAGACACATTTTGATTAAAGAATCAATCCTTAGATGAACTGAAATGTAAATTGGTGACCTATTCGTAACAGCACCAATATAAGTGTATTAGTTTATACATCTTCACTAAATGAGTGGTAGTCAAGTCCTATCACTCATTTTGTTTCTTGCTATTTGAGATTAGTTCAGATTGTTTTATTAAAGCCTTTTTTGTAGCAATGCATCCGTTTCCGGAAAGACCTGCGTGAAGTAGGTAATTCTTCCCAACACCGATGTCTTCTTTAGTTAGAATTGAGAACACTGCAGTGATGCTTGAAAAGTAAAAGTCTTTCCTCTCTCCTCTTGGTCTTGAGAATATATGCACGTGAATTACTTTAGCCATAAGAATATTCCATATAGTAGTTATATGGTACAAAATTACGTTTTTGTTAAATCATAATTGCTGAAATCAGAAATTGATTGGTGAACGAGTCAGTTCATCTACTTTACCTTATAAATTAAGAAGTTACGTCTTTCAACTCGTAACTTTGCATTAAAAGAAAATCACTCACTATGGCAACCCTCAAGATATTTAACGACATTGTTGGAGAAGAAGAAAAGATTATGCTCCAAATGTGGGAAGGCATTGATGGTATATGCTTTAAGGACATTGATGAGTTTATTTCGTCAATGGATAAGGATGATAACGAAATTGACATCCGCATACACTGTCGTGGAGGTGATTGCGTTGAGGGCTGGGCGATATATGACAAACTTCGTCGCTCTAAGAAAACAATCTCTTGCACAGTAGAAGGAGAATGTTCCTCAATGGCAACCATAATTCTGCTTGCCGCACCACTTGAAAGGCGTTATGCTTACAAGAACGCCCATTTCTGTATTCACAATCCGGCACTCGGATGTCCTGAAATTGATTATGCAGTACGTCTTACTGCTGATGCTCTTGATAAGAATATTGACCAACTCAAGATTCAATCACAAGCATTGCGTGAAGAACAGCAGAAGATTCTCAATCTGTATGTAGCAAGAACTACTGCAGCTCGTAATGAACTCCAGGCTCTGATGGATAAGGATACATACATCTCTACTGACAAGGCTATTGAACTTGGCTTCATTGTAAAGGCTTTGTCGCCTCTCACCGCATCAAAAACAAGAACTTTTAATATTTCATCAAAAACAAAAACTATGAGCAAGAAAACAACCACTGTTGAGAAGTCTCTTTTGAAGCGTCTTCTCGCCAAGGCTGGTGTTAAGAAAATCACCGACCTTTCATTGCGTGCACAAGTTGTAACCGCAGCTGATGGCACTGAATTGACTGTTGAACGTGAAGATGGCGACCCTCAAGTAGGTGATGCTGCTTCTCCTGACGGCAACTTCGTTTTGGAAGATGGCACTGAAATCATCGTAGAAGACGGTGTTATCACTTCAATCATCGATCCGGAAGGTAATGTAACCGATGAGGGTATGGACGAGGAAGAACTCGTTGAAAAGGTTGAGGAACTTGAAACCGAGAACGAAGAACTCGTTGAGGAGAATGAGGAACTCAAGGAAGAACTTGAAGCCCTTAAGCGTGGCGGTGCTCGCGTCCTCTCTGCTGACGAGAAAGTAATCCTTGCAAAAGTAAACAAAGCCGGTGGCCGCAAGTGGCTTGAGCGAGTACTTGATTCTAAGTCAACGTACACATCACAGAACCGTCGCTTTGTTGAAGGTGGTCGTCGCACAAATGCAGGCGAGTCTTCAACTCAGGCTCGTATCCGTGAGCAACGTGCTGCCGCTGATGCAAAACGTGCTGCTCGCCGTAAGTAATCATTTCTCATCAACTAAAAAAGAAACCGAATTATGAATTTTAATCAGTTTACCGTTGACAATGGTGCGTTAAGGGATTTGGGCGAACTCCTTTTCCTCACCGTGTTCAACGATCCGGACATCGAACTCGTAATGACCCAACAGACTGGCGTATTCAATGGTCAGAAACTTGGGTACATTGACGACATGGGAGATGTTGGTAAAAACCAGACCGGCTGTAACCCAGTCTATGAAAATGTCAATGTAAACGGCATTGAAAAGACTTGGGAACTCGGTGATTGGCAAATTCCGTTGAAGATGTGCTACACCGAACTTGAAAATACTCTCGCCAAGTATGGTCTTGATTGGGGAACAAATGTTCACAATCTTACCGACACTCCGTATTGGAATGAAATCCTTATTCCTCTGCTCCAGCGAGCTATGACTGATATGTATTGGCGAATTGTCTTCTTTGGAGACAAAGATGCCAAGAATGTTGGTTCAAGCGGTTTGCTTACAGCAGGTATTGACCCCAAGTTGTTCACTATGTGTGATGGCTTGTTTAAGCGTTTCAAAGCGATTACTGCTGCTAATCCTCATCAACTTACTACCATTGCAGCTAACACTGCTAAAGACGGTTCTTCTAATGTTACTTACCAGTCTCAGAAAGAAGCAATCCGTGCAGAAGGTGTTGCTGTTGGTATCGTTGACGAACTTCTCTCTGATGCAGATTCTCGTATCTTTGATAAAGATGACCACATCATTATGATGACAAACTCTTTGTTCAAAGCATTGCGTAATGACGTAAAACGTCTTCACAATCTGCAACTCTCTGTTGAGCAGGTAACTGGTGGCATTCAGATGTCTCAGTACGATGGTCATAACATCGTTGTACTTGACATTTGGGATAGAATGATTAAGAAGTACGAAGACAACGGAACTTCTCTCAACTGTCCGCATCGTGCTATACTTACTTCTCCTCAGAACATCTTCGCAGGTACAACTGCAAAAGATGCAATCAGTGATGTAAGTGTAACCTTTGACGATGTAACACGTCTTAACCATATTTTTGCTCAGTCAAACATCGGCACCCTTGTTGGTGAAGATGCTCTCATTCAATGTGCATTCTAAAGAAAGGAGAAAGTTATGGCTTCAACAAATTGCGATTACAAGTTAGCTGCTGATATGGTGGCAGACTGCGAAAATGCTTCCGTAGGCGGTATGAAGAACTATGGCTACATCATCAACTATGATGACATAGACTTTGATGCTTGTGCTCGTGATGAAAGCAACCGCTTTATCCTTACTTCGCTTGTAACAAAGACTGGCAAAAAAGGCTATCGTATGTACGTACCCGGAAAGACTCCTTTCACGGGTACGAATACTGCGATTGCTGACGGTACTTATCGTAAGAAGTTTACCAAGACTGTCAGTGTCGTAATACTTGACAATGGTCCAGATGTTGTTAGAGACATCATAGACCCACTTGCAAACGGTAAATTCGTAGTAGTTCTTGAGAATAAGTTTGCCGGGAAAGACGGTAAAAACACATTCCAAGTTTACGGCTTTGAGCAAGGTTTGTCTGCCACTGCTCTTGCTGATGACAAATACTCCGAAGAGACCGATGGTGGTTGGTCTTCGACCCTTGAGGAAAGCGGTGCTCCGTCTCCAGCACTATATCTGTTCAATGAAAGTGTTGCAACTACACGTACAGCACTTCAGTCCCTCGTGTCCGGTGTATAATCTTTGATTATGGACTACGAATCAACAATACAAAGGTTAAGAGATATGGAAAGCCGTTATCATAGCGGCTTTTCTTCTCTCGACCGTATATTCATTGATAGTTTGTATTACCTGATTTTTGGCAAGGAGATAGTCAATAAGACTTGTGGTAATTGCTATCGTGATGCCTACATTGAAATTTATACAAAACTCAAACGAGAAAAGAAAATGCCAAAGAAATCCTCATATCAACTTAAAGCAGGAGCTGTGATAACCTTTTTCGGTTCATCTCAAGCATATACAAATGCAAACCTCACAGACGAAGTAGCAGTGAAATATCTTTCGTTATGTGAAGACAATTCCAAAATGTTCTCTTATTTGCCTAATGACTGGGAGAAGCAAGTTTCTGATTTTCAACAAAATTGCATCAATGATAATGGTGTAGAGGACCTTACTTCAAGTGTGAGCGAACTTGAAGCAAAAGTCCTTAATTTGGTATCAGAACGAGACAGCTTGCAATCAGAACTCGCAGGTGCAAATGAAGCACTTGAAAAGGCTTATCAAGAACGAGATGCCTTACTTCAAGAAGTCAATGAATTGAAGTCTGAGCTTGAAAAATTGAAATCTTCTAAATCAACTCGTACAAAGAAATCCAAGTCTGTCCCTGAAGAATCTCAAGGTCCTACAGCCGAACAGTCTATTGAACTCTAATCACATCAATCTATTCCGTAGATGAACGCTAATAACGTAATACGACCTCCTAAACGTATTTCTACGAGTTACCTTATGAACCTTAACATTCAAAGTTATGGTTCAGACAACTTGTATCCACAAAGAATGTATGACCTCATTCAGAATAGCCCCACCGGTGCAGGATGTGTTGACCGTTATCAGACGTTCATCGAGGGGAATGGATTAAGAAATACTGATTTTGCCGAATATGTATGTAATCGTAAAGGTGAGACCATTGATGATGTATTCAGACTTATAGCACAAGACGTAGCTCTTTATCGTGGTTTTGCTTTGCACGTAAATTACAATTCGGCAGCAGAGATTGTTGAACTTCAACACGTTCCATTTCAAGATTGCAGACTTGAAGAGGAAGATGAGAACGGTCAAGTTCTTTATGTAAACGTACACCCAGACTGGACTGGAGAAAGTACACGCAAGGGCAAAAAGCTCACTGTTGAGAAGAAGTCTGTAAAAAAGATATTTATGTTCAATCCCATTCAAAAGGTTGTGATGTCTCAGATAGAGCACGAAGGTGGGATTGAATCGTATTCAGGTCAAATCCTATGGTATAGTTTTGATGGATTTTGCCAATACCCCAAACCCATCTACGATAAGGTAGTAACGTGTCTTTCAACAGATGAAGGACTTGATAACGTAAAGTATAGGAATGTCCGTAACGGATTTATGCTTGCTGGTATGTTCGTTCACAAGAAAGGTCTTAGTTATGAACTTGATGAAGATGGTAATACCGTTGAAAAAGAAGATGAGTATGACTTCAGCAAGAGCCTTGATGTATTTCAAGGAGATTCTAATTGCTGCTCTATTATGGATATAACCCTCAATGCAGATGATGACAAGCCTGAATTTATTAATGTTGAGGGAACGAACTATGACTCAAAATTCACTTGCACAGAACAAAGTGTAGTTGAACGAATTTATTCTGCATTTGGTCAAGAACCGTGGTTTTGTATTCGCACTGGTAAACTTGGCTTTAGTGGCACCGTATTGGCTGAAGCCTACGAATACTATAACTCCCTTGTCAATAAAGAGCGCAGGGCTATTTCAAGAGCCTTGAAGAGAATATTTGATAAATGGTATGAGGTAGCTAATCCGAGTGATGATTACGAGATTGAACCTCTACCATACGTAAGTAATCAATCCGTAGCAATGCAAAATGAAACAGCACCTCATTAATCCAGACGAAGTAGTTATTGCCGGAAGACCAATGGGCAATAACATCAATGAAGAAAGACTTCTTGCATACATCACAGAAGCCGAAATGATGAATATTAAGCCAGTTCTTGGCGATAACCTATTTCATCAACTGCTAAGTGATGACTCTGAATCTAACGACTTAATTGTACGATTAATGTCAGGTGGTTCGTATGAGTACAAAGGCGAGATATTTCATTTTACCGGATTGAAAGCAGCCATATCATACTATGTGTTTGCTAAGAATGTTATGGTCGGAGATTTCCAGCCTACAAGATATGGCATTGTCTTAAAAGAATCTGATTACTCAACCCACATATCAACAGCAGAAAGGTCAGCTTGCTATAATGACAGTATTGAAGTTGCAAATTCATATTTGCAAGATTGTATTGACTACTGCAAAAGAGTTGGGCTGTTGACAAAAGGTATCGGAAAATCCACCTCAAGTGGTGGTATCAAGATTAGAAAAATAGGATAAAATATACTGATATGGCACTTGAAAATAAAGCAAATCTAAGAATTCAGGCTGACGTTATTCGTAATGAGGATAGCGAAGGTATGAACACTGCTGAACGTGTTGGTAAGGCTCTTGTTGACTTAATAGAAGCCACTGATAGTTCATTATCAAAAGAAACTAAATCAAGGGAAGAAACAGATAGCATACTCCAGCAAACAATCAATAGTACTACATTGATTGCTAATAATGCTATGTCTGCTGCAGATGATGCTCGAACCATTGGTGAGAATGCACAAAGTACAGCAGATGAAGCAAAAGCCGGAGCAGACAATGCTAAGTCTCTCGCCCAAGCTGCACAAAGTACAGCAGATGAAGCAAAAGCAGTAACCGACAGCAAAGGTTCCGCTAATGGTATTGCTCCACTTGATGAGAAAGGACTTGTTCCAGAATCTAACATTCCAAGCAAATTTGATGATGTTGTTGAGTTCAAAGGCTTCGTTATGCTATTGTCGTCAGCACAAATGCAGTCGTTTGGAGGTCTTTCTACCGATGAAAATTGTGCTGTTATGTTTGATAGCTCAAATGGTGTATTTGTAATCAAGGTAACAACATCTTCAGGTACTGGCAAGCCAAATGATACCTATTACAATAACTGGGTTGATGGGTCTATATTTGGAGAAGGTTCTCTGAATGGCCGTATTCCTGTAATAGGTAAAGTATATGTAGATACCACCTCCAACAAGATGTATCGTTGGAGTGGCACTGAAATGATTGTTATTGGTTCAGATCTTGCTCTCGGTCATACTGAAACGACAGCATTCCCCGGTAACGAGGGTGCAGAGTTACAGACTACCGTAGAAGAACAAGGTTCGCAAATTCGTGATAATTCACAACGTGTAGGTGTTATAGGCATTCTCAAAGCAGATGGCGAATGGAATGGCATAGGTCAAGCACCTACTTCTGGTGTGTGGTTATGCGATAATGAAGAAGGTGGTGTGTATTGGCGTTCTTTTGGAATAACAAACTTCTACAACTTCCCGGAAGAAGACTATAACAGCGATGTATATGCAAACGAAAGTCGTATTTATCGTGTAGGTAGTGAATTGTTCCGTATTAAGAATAACAAGCTCATCGGATTGTCTGGCTCTGCGGTTGGCAACTGCTTTAATGTAACCAATGAAGTTCCTATCACCGATAGCACAAATCCTTACTACAATCTTCAATCAGCAATTGAGACGACAGCAGCACAAGGTATGATACAACTTGGTATGCAGATAACCTTTGCAATTGGAGATAAGTCTTGGAAAACGTATCAGTATATCGGCAGCACCACCAAGCAAAGTGATTTTGTTGATGTTGACAACTGGCTTGATACAGCCGGCATATCAGCTGGTGTCGAACCAATCATCAACATTAACCAACTTTGTGGAGATAAGGATTATACCCTCTCAACAGCCGTCCAATCGCTTATAGATAATGAAACTGCTACTGGTATCAAATATCGTAAGGAAGGTCTTGTAATCACTTATCGCAGAGATTTAGATTCAAACACTTGGGAGACCAAGCAGTATCAAGGTGCTATAACTGATATGACTGCTACCAACGAAGCTCAATGGAAAGACTTTGGTGGTGGTGGAAGCGATATTGTTATCACTGACGATATTACCAAAGATAGTAAAGAGGCTATTACTTCCGGTGGTGTATTTGAGGCTATGCAAAACACTCCCATTGTCAATTTTGATGACCTTAGCGATGCCGAAAATTATATCTATCAAGGTGTAAATGCTAAAGGCGGAAGTGTAGGAGACCCTATCAGAATACCTCGCAACAACGGAACCGGTTCACAAAGTGGCTCAACTCTCAATATATATCCTGAGACACAAGCAGTATGGGGTGCATACGGAAGTAATATTACTTTAAGAGCCGCGATTAAAAGTGTTAGTTTTGATGGAGACACTGAGATTCTTGGCACCATTAAGACTGTTAGTATCTTGGACGCACTTACAAAGATCGTCCTTTGGAGTGATACAGTCAATACACCTTCATCAACAAGTGCAGCTGATTATAAGTTCAGTTTTGATTTTACTGACTTTATTACATCCGCATCAAGCAAGGATTTCATCATCAAAGCAACTGATGCTGATGGAAACACCAAGACACGAACCATTACAGTAACTGCTGTAGATGTTACTTGTACTTGCATACAGACACTCAATTATTCAACTGCAACAGCACTTGAAGTAAATGGTAGTGAGAAATCGCTTCCTATGTACAAGTTTGAGAATAACGTAAGTACGAAGCAAGGTATCTTAGTAAAGACAGAAATGTACTACAATGGAGAATGGCGAGTTCTCGGTACTGCAACTGTCCTTGATTCGTATTCTCACAATATCTCAATCAATCCTACCAATGTATTTGGCGGAGGAGAAGTCCTTACACACGGCTCATATCCTTTGCGAATACAAGGTACAGATGTGGCATCAGGAGTACAAGGAAACATCGTATATACAGCCGTTATGTGTGTTGATTCATCATCAAATGTTCCTCTTGTATCAATACGTTATGATGATAGAAATAACGGCAAAATACGCTTGTATGACAGCCTTTCTCTTGATGTAGCAGCATATACTCCCGGAAAGACTACAACCTCAGTAGAAGTAGTTATAGACGGCAAAGTCGCAACTACCGTAAACTGCCCTATCGGTCAGCCTTATAATGTGAGTAAACAGATACAAGGTTATCCTACCGATGGAAGTAAGTCTATTGACTTCTTCGCTCGTTCAAGTTCATCAGAAAGTGCTACAATTACATTGACCGTGTCAGGCTCTGCTATTGATGCCACACTCAAAGAAGGAGCATTGTTCTCGTTTGATTTCTCCACAAGAAGCAATAGTGAAACAGACCATAGCATTAGTGATAATGGATATACTATGAATGTTGTCGGCAGTAACTACAATTCCAATGGTTTTGTGTCTGTGCTTGGCGAACAAGTTCTTCGCATAGCAGAAAATGTAACTGCTGAAATCCCATATTCACCATTTGCTTCTTCGTCACTTGAAACGAGTGGAGCTGCAATCCAATTTGCTTTCTCTACAAAGAGCATTAAGGATAAAGATGCAATGCTATGCGAGTGTTACGACCCAACAGCAGGTGTTGGTTTCTATGTACGTGGCAATGAAATTGTTCTTACCGTACTGAATGGAACACCTAAGAAACAACGTGTTGGCTTCAAATGCGGTAAAAAGGTAACTGTCGCTATCGTAGTTGAACCCGGAACTAAATATGTAACATATAAGGCATCTGAAGCATCATCAGGAACAAACTACTCATTTGTTAAATTGTACGTTGATGGTGAAGAATGTGCTGCAATTGGTTATCAGCCCGGAACAAGTGCACTGCGACAAAGTAAAACTATCACTTTCAATTCACAGAACGGTGATTTCAATCTCAACTACTTTATGGCTTACAACAGCTATATGGAGTGGTTGCAGGCATTCAGAAACTATTTGTGTAAGTTGAGTGATGTTACTGCTATGATTGCAGAATATGACAAAGAGAACGTTCTTGACACCACTGGAAAACCATCTATGTCGTTAATGTCGGCAAAAGGCATTCCGTATTATGTCATTGTTGCTGACCAAACTACGTTTGACAACTTTGACTATAAGATGAATGGTGGAACCAATACTTCCGACCAGTTCTCTTGTACGTTGTATTACTACAATCCTCTACACCCTGAACTGAACTTTAAGGCTATCAACGTTCTTTGGCGTAGGCAAGGAACTACCTCTGCACAACGTCCCATTAAGAATGACCGTTTCAATTTCAACAAGAAGAATAAGGCAACCGGACTCAAAGCAACCGTAACATTGCTCAACCCTGATGACAGCACAGAACTTGGCAGAAAGGCTATTATGGCAGCCAAGTACAATAAAGTCCTTGTTGACCCTGACGGATTTGCCGTTGATATTATCACCGTGAAAGTTGATTACTCTGACAGTTCTAATGCAAATGACTGTGGAGTATGTGATATGATGAATACCACATTCCGTGCCCTCGGTTCAGCATATCAAACACCTGCGCAAAGAGCATTCACCGGAGAACAGACTCTCGGAGATGGTGATGTTCTTACTGGTGTTCATCTTGACCATTCCACAAAGAACCACCCCATTGCTTGTTTCCGTGCAACAACTGACACATTGCAAGATGCTTGGTTTCATGCGAAGGGCAATTGGAAAGAGGATAAGGGAGAGCAAACAGCACTTGGATTTAAGGACACTCCAGGATATAACTTGGGTTGCCTTAACTATGGTGACTTTATTGAGTTCTTTGGTACTGCTGGAGAAACACTTGCACAAACAGAAGCACGTTTCAAAACTACTGAAGGACTTGATTCAGATAGCGTTTACCTCATATCTCAATATTGCGGTAGAGATTATGCCATTTATCGTTATAAGAATGGTACTTGGACTCGCTCGACCGGCTCAATGAAACAAGTCAATGGAAAGTGGGTAGTAACTGGAGATGTACTCAATCCTGTCAGTGGATATGAGTTGCTTCAATATGCGGGAATGGACTGGTTCCAAGGTGTTACTACGGTAGATGATATGATGGCTCCAACAACATCAAAATCATCTTGGGTGAGTAAGCTCGGACTTGCGGCCACAGAGTATCCTGCTTGGACGTATTACTTTGAGTGTATGATTGACGATGACCAACTTCAAGAAGATCTCGCACTCGGTAAGAAAGTTCCATACGACTTATTCAATATTCTTCGCTTCCTTGATTCTTGCGATTACTCTAAAGTTGATGGTTGGAAAGACATTTGGAAGAAGAATGCGTACAAGTACATATCACTTGAAAGTGCTATGGCTTATACTGGTTTCACAGATTATTTGGCTGCCGTTGACCAACGTGCCAAAAATATGCAACCTATGTTCTTCCTTGAGGATGGCTGTTCCGTAGAGAATGGTGTCTATTCAGGATATAAGGATATGGAGCCAACACGTATGTACTTGAATAAAGTATATGACTGCGATACTTGCAATGGTGCTGACAACGATGGTGGACGAGATATTGATGCAGAGGTTGACCCTATGAAGCCAACTGATGCAGAAACCGGATACACCAATCCTTATATGGGTAGCGGTTCTGTACTGTTTAACAACATTGATGGACAGCAAGAATGTTGGAACAGTAATGACCTCGGTGTTACCACTATTTCTTTGAAAAGCGTAATCAATAAGATGCGTAATCAAACAGCAGAAGTAGATGGTCGTACTATGGTTCCGTTCTCTCCAGACGGAGCAATGTATTTCTTTGTTGAAAGCAAACTTGAATTTTGGCCGAAGGTTATCTCATCTTACGATGGGGAACGTAAATACATTGACCACACTGGAATTGCAAACTTGCCCTATTTCTATGCACTTCACGGCCTCGGACTTACTACAATGCCACGATTTATTGAGCAACGTTGGGCTATACGAGACGGATATTATCAGACAGGTGATTTCTTCACCAACCCGTTGAGTGGTCGTGTTTCTGCAATATCTGCTGAATCAAAGATATACATCACTGCATCTGCAACCGGATATTTCGGCATCGGAAATGATGCAAGCGGTCAGTTGTCAGAGACTGTATTCCTTGAAGCCGGACAATCGCACGAGTTCACTAATTTTGCTCACGATGCAGGAGCTTTGCTCTACATCTATCAGCCCGGTCGTATGAGTAAGATTGACCTTTCTGAAATGTCGCTTGCATTCCACTTTGACGACTTGAGCAAACTTGGACTTGCAGAAGAAATTGTACTCGGAGGTGATAAGCATACAGCAAATACTTCGCTGAATGGCTTTAATTCTCTTGGTTCAATTGTTCTCGGTGATATGCCTTTCCTCCGAACTCTTGATGTTAGCAAAACAACTGCAACAAGTATAGATGCTAAAGGTTGTCCCCGTGTAGAGACTATTATTGCCAGTGATACAAACTTGACATCCTGTGCACTTGCACAAACTGCTCCTATAGAGAGCCTTGTCCTCCCCTCAACGATGACATCACTGGAGCTTGTTAATCTTCCGAAACTCACATATCCTGGTGGGCTATCAGTTGAAAGTTTAAGCAATGTAAATCGTTTGTGGATTGATGGCTGTCCTTTCATTGACACAGAAAGTCTTGTTATGGAAATTGCCAATAGCGGTAGTATTCGTGAAGTACGTATTCCTGATATCAATATGACAGCGAGTGTAGCTGTTCTACGCAAACTACGTGACAGCGGTGCAATTGGTCTTGACGCCACTGGTAAAGCATACGAAGAAAGTAATCAATGTTCAGGTGTAATTGGTCGTTGGATTTTGTCAGAGCTTATTTCTGAAGAAGATTCAGATGGTCTTGCCGGCTTGAACACACTCAACTCATATTTCCCTGAATTGAATGTGATTAACTCTCAATTCTCAATCGTTAGTTATACCGACACAGAAGATGAATGTGAGAACATTACCAATCTCGATAATAACACTGGTTATAAGTTCGGCAACGACTTTGTTCCAAGCGGACACTTCAAACGTCTTGAAGAAATGAGCCATGCAGTCAAAGGAACATTCAACTCATCAACCGGTGTGATGAAATGTGAACTTCTTGATGATGAGAACTACAACCTTATGGCTGATGGCACAAGCATTGACCTTACGGACAGCTCAGGTATGGGTTATGACTTCTTCAAGCATATTCCAAGCCACTGGTATAAGGGTGTAAATGACTTTAAGAATCAAATCAAATATGGCATTCGCTCTATTTGTACAGATGAGCCTATTTCAACATCAACAAAGATAATTCGCAATAAGTTATCAGATTTGCTTTTTGAAGCAAATGCAGGAATTGTTCTTACTGATGTTGTTATTGGTCAAGCCCCAACTACAACTCTGAATAGCGCAATGAATGTGTATTCAATTGATGTTTCAGGTATGAAACAAGTAAGATGGCCTGGCATTAATAATGATACTCTCGGATGTGTTTTTGTTGATGCAGACGGAAATGCTATTGAAACATTCAAAATGGCTATCTCCACATCTCAATTTGATTTCATTGCTGGCGAAGATTATATCTTTACCAATGTTCCTTCAGGTGCTGCAAGGTTCTTGTTTACATCTATGATTGGAAATGACGATGCGGAAGCAATAGCTGTTGATAGTTCTTCAATCGAAGCCATTGAGCCTGATTGGGTATTCCGTAAGGAGTTCCTTGTAGGTATCTATGGAATGGGTAGAGATGCCCTTGGCAGAGCAAGGTCCATTTCAGGCACTAAAGCGGTTACTGGTACTGGAACAACATCAACCTCAACTGCATGGACTTATGATGCTAATGGTCGTGTTACCAATACTTCTGTTCCGTCCTCGCTTAATCTTACTCGCCAAGATTGTATTAACCTTTGTGAGATGAGAGGAGCAGGTTTCCACGCAATTTCTTACGAGCAGTCAAAAGACCTTGCAAACATCATTATGGAACTTGTTGGTAATCGTGATATTCAAGCAGTTTGTGGTCGTGGTTGCAGTTCTGGTTACACTACCGGCTCACAAAGTATCAATGGCATTAACATCAATTCATACGGCAACAAGACAGTCGAGAACCTGTCATCAGGTAATGGCAACCTTATGTTTGGTATTCAGAATTTTGTTGCTTGCAACTATGAGTGGATGTCTCACGTTGCTGTCAATGTATCTTCATTCAAAGACTGGAAATCCAAGAAGTGTCCTACTGACGATGGTACATACCCAACAGATGCACGTTGGCACATCTATGATGTTCAGAAAGATACAGAACGTGTCGTTCAAGGCATCAATAACTCCTCAATGAGTGGATATTGCATCGGTCGTGTACGTTACGGACGATATATGGACTATGTTCCCGGCAAGGTTACTAATGATAATTCTGCTTGGAATAAGAACTATTCTGATGCAGCATACTACACTCACTCTAAGTGCCGTGTTGTTGGTCGTGCTAACAGCAACGCGTATGCGTATGGCGGTCTTGTTTACTCGAGCACGAGCAACGTTTCCACGTTCTCGTACACGAGCTACGGCTCTCGGCTCGCCTTCAGTGGTCCAATTGAGATTGTTTCAGCAGCATAACATTTATCCCCTCGGTTGTCGTAAGGCAACCGAGGTTCACCAAATTTTGAGAATATGAAGTAAATAAAAAAAACATAAAAGGTAGAGCGTCCCCGGTGCCGTGTTGTTGGTCGTGCTAACAACAACGCGAATGCGAATGGCGGTCTTGTTTACTCGAACACGAACAACGTTTCCACGAACTCGAACACGAACAACGGCTCTCGGCTCACATTTAGTCGCAAATAACTGCCCCTTTGGACATCATAATCGGATAGCTCTGTATGTGCTACGAGATAGCATAACATCTTCCGAGGGACGCGAGCCTCGGCAACCCTCTCAAATCACTCCACATTGTAGTAGTTTGAAGAAAGCCGGAAAATAACTAAAGCGCCTGAAGGCTTATGATAACAGAAGATATTCCATATATGACTTCGGATATTGATGCTCCCAAAGCACCAACATTCCCTATTTGCAATCTTATTGATGAGGTTGTAACAGATAAGAATATCTCTGATAGTTTTGACTATGTTGTAAGCCATCTTGAAAGTGCAGAACAAAGGGAGCATATAAGACCAAAGAAAGATGAGTATTGCAAGGCATTGAAACGATTACTCTCGTCGGGAACATTCAGGATAAAAGATGATGATTTCAGAACGATTAGAGTTAAGGACGGACCAAAAGAAAGATTAGTCCAAGCTCCTAAAGTATTTCATAGAATAGGATGCCATACGATTATGGTTCCGTTTGAAAAATACACATACCAAACTCTAATAAAGAATACTGCTGCGAGTATTAAAGGTCGTGGTATGCATTGGCTTCATCAGATAATAGAGGAAGACCTATTAGCCGATCCGTCTGGAATGGAATATTACTACCAATGTGATATTCTCGGATATTACGACCACATAATTCAATGCAATATGGAGCGTCAGTTACGAGAATATGTGATAGACGTAATTGTATTGCCTATGATGGATAACTTCATCACATTATTGCCGTATGGGTTATCTAAAGGGCTTAGAGCATCACAGTGTCTTGCAAATCTTCACCTAAATGATGTTGACCATAAGATGTGTGAAAAAGTGAGCTACCACGAGATACCTTATGATGATTCCAATGAAGTAATAACAAATGGCGATGGTAGGGTAGTTGTTGATGGTAAAGAGATACGTTATCACTACTATAGATACTGTGATGACATAGTAATCTTTGCATCCACAAAAAAGGAACTTTGGAGACTTAGAGACTATTTGAAAGGTCTGTTGTCTGATTTAGGACTTACAATCAAACCAAGTGAAGCTGTAAGACCCTCATCCGTAGGACTTGACTATCTCGGTTATGTAACATATACTGACGATAGCTCTTCAAATAGAAAAGTTTATTCTCGGATACGTAAACGCACCAAGCAAAAGTTTGCACGAAGAATTAAGAGTGTGAAATCTCGTAAGCGTAGGCAATCATTGATAGGCTCGTTTTTCGGTATGGCAGCTCACGCAGATTGTAGAAATCTCCTAAAACAATTAACTACCCCAAGTGAATATAGAAAACTAAAGCATAAGAGAAAGATGAACGATTTCGGAAAATACAAGATTAAGCCACCGACACTTGATGGCAAGAAAAATTTCAAAGGGAGGGTAGTTTATCCTCAAGAACTTGATAGGTCAGGTATCATAATCATTGATTATGAAAAAGACGTAGTTCCAAAGAGAGAACGAGATGATTACAACAGAAGATTGCAGTCTGCTGCACTTCAAGGAGTAGATACATCATTCGTTGAGAAGCCAAAGACAAAATATATCATCAACATTATTCATAATGGAGCATTATGCAAGCTATGGACTGGAGATAGAGAAATTTGGCAAATCCTTGACCAACTTGATGAAGAAAACGCATTTCCTGTGTTTGTCGGAGTTACCATTGATTATAGTGGTAAATACAAAAAATTGAATTTTGTTCCAGCATCCACTCTAAATATTCCGGTTCCCACCGATGAAGAACTTGAATTAATTCTGAATAAGTGTAACATAAAATTGTAAATATATGGAAAAGGTTTATGGAAGTCCTAAGCGACAAGACGGACTGTATAAAGTCGGTCGTAACAAGTACGAACTCATCTATGGCTTTGGCGAAGACGAACAAGGCGGTTGGAACTGGAGATATCGTTTCAACCACAAACCCACACTTGAAGAAATCAAATCTGCCATAGTTGCCACAATAGAGTCTGAAAGTGAACGCACACTGCGTTATGGTCTTGTGTGGAACGACAAACCAGTTGAATATACCGAGGAGCGTAAGAGCGACCTTACCGGCATCCTTGTTGCTCTGCAAGGTGGCTTAATGCAGTTGCCTATTACACTCAACCTCGGAACCAATTCTGATGGCTCTCCGGTGTTCTATGAGTTTACAGATTCAGAGAAACTATCGTCCCTTGCGGTAGCATTAAGCAGTCATAAGATTTCAGTATGTGAAAGCGAATGGAAAGAGAAGTACTCTGTTGATTGGAGTATTTACGAAGTAGTACAATAATCCAAACATTGCATATATGATTACGTTGATTTTCACGGCATTATCGTTTGTCATAATGCTTGTATTTCTGAGTGTTTATTTAGTTCATCGTGGACTTCCAAACTCCATAAGCGATACGTATTACTCCACAGAGAAAAGATGGTTGTTTCCTCTGACTATTGGGTTATCGGTGTCGCTGGGGGCTGTTCCTCTATTTGAACTTACCGATGAGCCTTATAAGTTCTTATCATTCTTCATTATTGGAGGTATTCTGTTTGTTTCATCTGCTCCGGCATTTAAGGAAGAATTAGAGGGCAAGGTACACTCCATTTCAGCAATTATTGCAGGAGTGAGTTCTTTAGTTTGGCTTGTCCTAATGAATGGTTTCCCTATTCTTGCAATAGTGTCTATAGCGATTGGAACGATAGATACCAAAAGAATAGTATTTTGGACAGAAGTTGGTTTACTTAGTAATATATATTATGTCCTATTCACCTTAGGTTTTTCTGCATAAGTGATATTTTGGATAAGTGGAGCGTGTCGATGTGAATCGATGCGCTTTTTTAGTTACAAAAAAATGCACATAGATATGAATATTTCTGCTCAAAAATTTGGTAATTAGTATCAAAATTAGTATCTTTGCATATACAAAATAACATCAAACAATGAGTAAGAAAGAGAAACTGATTGAACGACTACTAAGAAGACCTAAAGACTTCCATTACGATGAAGCCAAGACGTTGCTTGAATACTTCGGATTTGAGGAAAGCAACAAAGGTAAGACTTCAGGTTCACGAGTTGAGTTCGTCAAGGATGATAAGTCAATAATGCTTCACAAACCACACCCGTCCGGTGAGTTGAAGTCATATATGGTAAAGCAATTAATAGAAACGTTGAAAGAACTAAAATTGATATAATATGGGAATGTTAAAGTACAAAGGTTATACTGGTTCTGTAGAATACAGTGATGAAGATAAGTGCTTGTTCGGTAAGATTCAAGGCTTGCACGGCACTCTTATCTCATACGAAGGAACCACGATTGAAGAAATCACAAAAGATTTTCACGGAGCAGTAGATGATTACCTTGAAAGCTGTAAGGAAAGAGGTGTTGAGCCTGCTAAACCTTACAGCGGTAAGTTGGTACTCAGAATGTCTTCTGAACTTCACAGCCAAGTTGCAGCAGCAGCATTTGCTGTTGGTACAACTATAAACGATTTCATCAATCAGGCTGTTAGTAATGAGGTCGCCCACGTTGCAAGATAATGTAAGTAAATAGCCTTTTGTCAGTATAATGTCTTGCACGGTATTTGCATATTTGATAATAGGCGATATTGCCACAATACTCTTAATCTTATACCGTATGGGAATAAAACCAGGACCAAAAAGGATTGCTAAATCTACTGGTCAACCAGACAGACGACAAAGGGATAACAAATCTACTCCCTGAAACACGCCATCATTGAAACCGCATACTCATAAGAAAGGTGATTGATTGGCTGTTAGAAAAAGATAAGCGAGGTTGATAGCCCCGCTTATTTTGTATCTTATGCTATTTTGAATATGGTGAATTTCCGTGGCAGTTCTTGTATTGCTTTCCGCTTCCACACCCACATTTATCAGGTATCCCTTTTCTTTCGTTAATTTGATGAATCTTCAAGCATCTATTGTGTTCTGCGATTTCCTGCACATAATCTGTACGCTCCAATGATGGTACACGAAATGTCATCACTGTCTGACCGTTGTGGTTTGAAATATGAAAATCCCCTAAATTGATTATATTCATACCTATTAGCATAGCAGTATCATTCTTTGATGACAACTCCTCACATTCGGTTACTTGTGTAGTAATTGATATGTTCTCGTTATTAAGTGTAATCTTCACTAAATACACATTAACAATCTTAGTCCCGTGAACTCCAGATACTGAAGCCATAGACATTGGAACTAAACCAAGAGCAGAAGCAGCGCTTTTAGTAATCACTGAATTTGTAGCTCCTGTATCCCATATAGCAAGGGAATTAATCTCTTTATTAGTGAACGTATTTGTAACCTTAATTGGTGTCTTTATGACATTCTCAATTGTAACTGCTGAATGAGTAAGTGCATTTATCTCCATTATGCAAAGATTACACGTGAATGAAATGTTTGAGTATATGCACTGTCCCCCTCAGTACATTCTTGAATGATAAATGTACCAATCTCTAAGCCTTTAGATACAGCAGACTCCAGTGCTTTTTCAATTGACGTTTCAGCAAGTATAATTTGTTTATTCTGTATGACTATAAATTTGTTAGGATACTTGCTGAATATTTCATCGTGATGTTCAATGAAATACTTAAAATCATCTTGTAAGTTTATATTAGATTCCATAATACGTTCCAATTGGTAAATTGATAACGCAAATTTAGTCCAAATATTTCTATGTTGATTGTTAAAAACATTTAATAGTAATATGCCCTATTCCTTTAGTAGTGTTCTAACGTTTTTGATAAATAATGCTTAACTATTTGATATTTAACGAAATAACGCATTGTCAATCCAAATAAAAATGTTATCTTTATATAGAAATAAAGAATATCATAAGTGTTTAGATATGGTTACGAAAACAGAAAAAGCGATAATGTTATTTAAGCAAGGCGACTACGTGTCTGCATTTAAGATATTTTCAAGATTTCGTGGATTTAGTAAAGATGAGTTACGTATAATCCAGATAGCACACGAGTGTTACTCTGGTAACTCATCATTCTATGTGTCTCTTGGAATAGATGTTGATGAATGTATAAGTAGAGCGATTGAATGTATATCTAAAAAGTACATTTTTCAATCATAAAAAATTGCATCAATGATAATGCAAAAAAAATAATTGTAAACCACTGATAATAAACGAATTAATATTTGGTAAATTCAAATAAAATTGCTACCTTTACATATCCAAAATAACAACCAACTAAAACGAAAGTAAGATGAAAAGAAAGTATTACATTGAAATCGCAAATTCAGATTCAATCTCAGGAGGTGTTTATCCTCTTGGAGAAATGACAGAAAAGCAAGCTCTTGATAAATGCGAAAAGGTAGTTAAAGATATATGGCGTTCAGATAAGAAAAGGAACAAAAAAGTTGATGCTTATGTATGCCTTGACCCGGAAGCATTAGATTCAGTGTTTCACGTTTCGTTATATGAAGGCTATAACACCATATATGATTACCTGACAGAGACGATAATAAAGAATGAGTCGTCAGAACGTGTTAAGAAGATTTGTTCAGAACTTGATGAAATCTTTGAAAGAAATGGATGTAAAGAAGTACAAGTCGCAGAATAGAGCGGAGAGAGCCAAATGCACTCTCCGTTCTTGTTTTAACACGATACCACGTTGTTTAGATAGTCAGAACGTAGTTGTGCAATCTCAGGCTACAGATGTTAAAGAGTTCTTCGTATTCAGAAGAATGGTTTACATCTTGACTTCTGTGCCAATGAAAGTCGTGCATCTTTGTAAGATACTTCCATTGTTCAGTGTTGGCAATTCCAGTTGTAGTGGCACTTCCGGAAAAGCACTCGTCAATTGTAGGAATTGCAATTTGATCAATGATGTGATTGTACTGTCTATACGCTTCAAGTACAGCGTATGCTCTCCAATCGCATACCATAAGTTTGCTGTTCTCTCTGACCAAAGAACACAGCTCGTCAAGTATCCTCAATGTCAAAGCATCGAGAATGTCATAATGAATTTTGTGTACCATATAAAAGTTATTTGGATTAAACTTCTCCGACTTGTAATGTCGGTTTATGGTATATTACTAATGAATCAAGAAATAATTCACTTACTCAAAAACAAAAAGATATGATTAAGAACAACGTACAAGAGCCAGGAATGGCAAAGTTTTATTCACGTCAGTTCGGATTTCTCCACGCTTGCGTGAAAGACGGAAAAGCTTGGTATAATATGACTGATGTATGCCGAGCAATGAAAATCACCATCATTGAAGCTATACGATGGATGGATGAAGCCAAATGCGAAGTCAGAGAGTATAACGTAAGGCGGTCTAAAATCACATCGTGTAACCGCTATGTTGAAAATGATGGTCTATCAACCTTGTTGATTATGTGTTGTCGTACATCAGCCAATGAGTATCGCAGATGGATTGTAAACAATGTGCTTTACTCAATGCAGAACCCAACACAGACACTCGCAATTGATGAACTCGATGATGACCGTCTTGAACGGTTGTCATCACCCCAGGTTCTTGAATACTACAAGACTGTTGCTAAAGAACGTAAGGTTCCATTGACTGCAAAGGATGCTCCTGGAATGCCAATTGAGCCAATTCCACCAATAGAACCACTTGTTCAGCCTAAGACTTTTGTTCTCACATCTAAACCCAAAGTAACAGCAGACAAGCCCTTTGTTCCTGCAAATGGTCATCTTCTCATTGAAGATTGGTTCAGGCAAGAGTTTCCAATAGTAGAGTTTCTTGGATATATAGATGGTATGATTACTGACTGTAAAAAGTACATCAAAAAGCTTCCGAAGAAAGACCGCTGGGAGGTTCAGCATCGCATCAATGTAATGACAGTATTCCGCAAAATGCTCCAAGCAAATGAGGCAAATGTCAGATATGCACCGACTCCGGCAAGGGCTGCGTGTATGTGATAAAGCCCACCAAATATGTTAAAATCGGTTAATTTTATGCCAAAATTGACGTAATTAAACGACCAGCTATAGTCCAGACTCCCATAACAATTAACATTTGAATGTGTTCACAAAACGACCAAGTAATATGACGTATATAATACTGATGTATAGTAAGTTATATTGAAAAAGTATTCTTTAGCGACTAAGTATAGACCAACCAATGATGGTAATTAACATTCATAAGTGTTTGCGATTACTGCAAAAACCGACCTTACCTAAAGAATAAAAGAAATATATATTATAATATCTCTGACGAGATATTAATAGTCAAAACAAGTTTTGACACTTCCTTTAATCATCAGGATATGCGTAAATGATAATATTTTTAATAAATTGCATATATGATAAAATATAGTTATCACGAAAAATAATTGCAGAAATGTTTGGTCAATTCAAAATTAATTGTTACCTTTGCATTAGATAATTACATCTCAAAGCAAATAAGATTATAAACCTAAATGAACGAAAAGATGAAAGCAAAAAGTTTTTGTGTAATCTACGATGGCTGTCAATTAGCCCTAAGCATTTTTATGCTTCTCCTCGTAACAACTTGGATTGCCGCACACTTGTGCCTCGGTACAATGACCTTTGTTGGTTTTTGTGCAGCATCTCTATTCTGGGGTATAATGTTTTACCTCGCACGAATTTCTTGGAAAGACTTCAAGAAGACAAAAGAAACTGTATTTAATGACGAAGAAGATTGAAACGTATGGAAACTAACACTTCACTCCAGCAGGTAATGGTTGCACCGTCTCTAAGTAAAGCAACACAAGGATTAGTAGCAAATGATCTCGTAGCAAAAGTAGTTACTGGCGAGATAGACCCAATGCAGGCTTACATTCAGGTTAAAGCAATTGCAGAGGTTTGCGGAATGTTCCTAAAGAACGAAAGTATCGTAAGTATGACTCAAGGAGAAGTTGCTCGATGCGGAAAAGATGTTCCGTCTTTCAATGGAGCAAAGGTTACTCTCACATCAACAACTCGATATGACTACGAGTCATCGCAAGACCCGGAATACCTTTCCCTCATCAAACAGAAGGAAGCTATCGAAGCAAAAATGAAATCAAGAGAAATGTTCCTCAAGACAATTGATGATTCCGTAGATTTTGTTGATAGGGAAACCGGTGCAGTACAAACCATCTTTGCTCCAGCTAAAAAGCAATCACAGACTCTCCGAGTAACATTCGCCAAATAACACGAGTTAGTTAACCACGGCAAGCATCTGAAATCAACTAAGAATATGGTGCTTGCCAAATACTGAGAGGTAGCTCAGCAGTAGAGCGATAGCAAGGAACAGCAGTGCATATGATGACAACCAAAAAGTTGCACGGAGTTGTCGGCTCAATCCCCTCGACTATAGGTCGTTGGTGCGAATCCAACCCTCTCAACAATTAGTTAAGAATTTTCAAAATGGAAAAGAAACAAGTTAATTCAGTGAAAAAGAAGGAGTATGAAATTCTCCCTATGTCAGATTCGTTTGAACTTCCAGTAAGGGCAAAACGTGGTTCTGTTGGTTATGACCTTACTGTTCCTGAAGATTTTACTGTTCCGGCACATTCTCGGTGCAAGATACCTCTCGGATTTGCAATCAATCTTCCGTATGGAGTAGAAGCAAAGATAGAGCCTCGTAGCGGTTCTTCTCTAAGAGGCATGCTTGGAGTAGGCAAATACAAAAGCACGTCTGTCCTATTTGGATTTATCCCGGTTACTGTTAAAAAGACTGGCAACCATTATTTTGATGCTGATGTGCTTGTCGGTAAAATTGACCCCAATTACACCGATGAGATTAACGTAATTGTCAAGAACAATGATGAAGAGTTCACAATTCCGTCAGGAACACGCATTGCTCAGCTTACGTTTTATCAAGTAGGTTCGCCATTCTTCAAGATTGTTGATAAACTAACTTGCAAAAGCCGAGGAGGAGGTTTTTCAAGTTCAGGATTGAATCGTATATCAACCAAGAAAAAAGAGCAAACAGAAGTTGAACCGGCTCCAGCACCTTATGTATCCTCCGAAGATAATATTAAAAATATTGACATAATGTGATTTTAGCTATGGTACAGTCCGAATTGCGTAAAGGTAATTATGTTCTTAAATTATGGTTCAATACGTTCATGAGCTCCAGAATATTTTCAAATAGCTAACCGGAAATCCACTCGAATAAGGTATAAAAAGATTCATCAACTTTTCGTTTTAGGTTGTGGTTTGGTATTACCGCTGAACAGTGATGTTCGGCTGAATACCAAACCTCTTATTAAATAGTCATTCGTATTGTTGCTAAATTTGAAGTATGAAAATAAAACTGGTAAAATAATATGTTTGAAATCGTATCGCTTCAAAAAATCCTCTTATTTCTCGGAGTGTTCTTTTGCGTAACACTCTTTGTCGTATCAGCAATTATGATTGACTTGTGGGACGGTGTTTATACTGCAAAAGTAACCAACAAGCGTGTTCATTCGCATAAGTTAAGGGTTACAGTTCAGAAGATGTCTGAATACTGGAGGTTCATCGTCATTGGATTTCTAATTGATTGTATTGGTTCAATCTTTGAATGGTATGAATTGCCATTCCTTGCAATCATCTTTAGTGTTGGTCTTGTAATAGTTGAGATTAAGTCTATGTTTGAGCACGCAAAAAAGAGAAAGAGCCACACAACTCAGCTTCCGGAAATACTCCAGAAGATTATTGAATGTGCGACAGAGAAAGACGCAAAGAATGTTGTCAAGATTATAGCTGACAATTATACGGAGAATACAAAATCAAATGAGCAATCGAGTTAATTAACATAGTTCTAATCTAAAAACATCAAAGTTATGGGAAAATGTAGTCCAAAGAAACCTAAGAAAGGTTGTGGTAAAGGCAAGTAATTATGGCACGTATTGAAAACCTGATTCCTTTCATTTTGTACTACGAAGCAGGTGGTGCAAAAAGTTGTTTTAAGAGAGTAAGCAATGGCAAAGGTCAAAAGATTGTTTATGACACGTCATTGCTTACTCTTGAGAAGCAGTTTGATGAATGTCGCAAGAGAGGTCTCGCAAATGATCCTGATGATAAAGGCGGACTTACGATGTGCGGTGTTACGTATTCTACATACGCTGCGTATTGTAATCGTAAAAAGATACAAGCCACTGAATCCGGATTACTCAACCTAACTTACAAAGTTTGGTATGACATACTAAAGACAATGTTTTGGGATAGGTGGAAAGCTGATAGTATCATAGACCAGTCAGTAGCAAATATTCTTGTTGATTGGGTATGGGCAAGTGGTATTACCGGCATTAAGAGACCTCAAAGGATCCTCGGTGTAGAAGCTGATGGAATTGTAGGACCAAAGACATTGTCTGCTGTCAATCGCCTTGACCCTCAAAAGCTGTTTGATGCTCTACACAATGATAGACTGAAACACTTTGATGAGATTTGTCAAAAGACACCTTCTCAGAAAAAGTTCCTCAAAGGTTGGCGTCGTAGAGTCAATGCAATTTCGTATGGAGAACTTCTATATCAATAATGTTTCCAAATGAAGAAAACTCTTGTAGTCATACTTGTAATTGTTCTTTGCGTTATGTCTTTCTTTATAGGAAGAAATGTATCGCATACACCATCACTTGAATATGAAGTTGTAGATACTATTGTTCATATTGATACTGTGAAACAATACTGTCCGGTTCCAAGAGATAGTGTAGTAGTAAAGTATCAGTGTGTAATAGTGCCAATCACTCCACCACCTCGTGATAGCGCTGAGGTAAGTAATGGTAAGAGTGATATATCGGTTTCTGTTACCAAAGATAGTGTTGAAGTACAAGTACCGATAACTTCCAAGTCGTATGTCTCTGAAGATTATAGAGCATACGTTAGTGGATACCAGGCAAACCTCGATAGCATCTTTATCATCAACAAATCTACCGACCGTATAGTAAATCTGAAGCCAAAAGATAAAAGATTCAGTATTGGAATACAAGCTGGTTATGGCATAACTCCTAAAGGATTTCAGCCGTTTGTTGGTGTAGGAGTAAGTTATAAGTTATTTTGATTATTAGTTTCATTCTTTTTCGTTATTAGCGTGGTAGTCTGTGAGGATTTCCACGCTAATTGTTTCATCAATAAATTGCACCAAAGATAATGCAAAAAACTTGTAACTACTTGAAAATAAATGAGTTAATATTTGGTCAATTCAAAAATAATTGCTACCTTTACATATCCAAAATAACAACCAACAAAAAACGAAAGCAAGATGAAAAAGATAGTTAAGCAAAAAGATATCAACTCGATAATCAAGAAATACAATCTTTCCGAATGTGAGATTGATGAACTTGAAATTGTATGCAGGGAAATCAATAATGAGAAAGATGAGTATATATTTGACACATCGTTATCATTCTATTTGTCTCCGAATTATCCGTTTGCAAATAAAGATAAGTACAACGCAGTCGCAGCATTACTCCATTACTTCGGAGTTAAGGCTCAAAAAGAAACCGGAATGTTCTTTGATGAAACTTGCACCTATCTTGCCCTTCAATTAAACGCAGCCTCTTGTTGGATAAAAAGAATGTTTAGGGGAATGTCCTACAACGATAAAAGATGGACCCCCAAGATGTACTTGGCTGATAAATGTGGATTAAATACTCTCGAATTATATAACTAAGACCCTGGGTGAGGGCATCACCCAAATGCAAATAAGATGAAAAAGACAAAACCTACAACCTACAAGACTCTCAAAGGTCTTTTGAAAGCAATGGGAGAAACCACCCTAACTGCTAAACAAATGGCTGAAAAGCACGCAAGATTTGCAGATGCGTGGCACTATGACTTTAAGGTTTCAGAAGAACTTGAAAATGAATTTTGGAAATGCATTGCCGAAGTGGTCTGGAAAAGACCGTCTGCACGTCAAATCAATCTCCTCAAATATGCAAAGAGTTGGATGCTTGATAGACTGTACTATTCTAATGGGTACTACCGATATTGTGCAGGACAAGATTATCCGAGTGAAATCCGTTCAATTCAGAATTGTGTAAACAGAATGTGATATGGGATATAAGAAGAAATATGAGGAAGTTTATCAGTATATACTTGACTGCATAAACAGTGATAACCTCAGTGAAAATGCCTCAGATGAAGAAAAAGTGAAGTGTTTTATTGACACCTTTCACGATGAATATGATAACGCATATAGACGTAAGTTATATCCGGTTCGTCACGTTCATATAGCCAATTATCTTCAGGGACTTCCCTCAGTTTGCTCAATTGACTTTACCAACTATGACATTGAGCAACTTTGCATAAAATTCGGACTAATCAAAGATATTGAAAACCCATCTCCGTTTGTTGATAATTGGTTTTATATGATAGCATTCCGAATCATTGAAATGGCAGATTACTACGATATCCCATTCTATGCTTTACCAAATGACAGATAACAATGAAATTTAATTACTACAAATTCGATGTATTCCAGCCTTATATCTTTGGCGGAGAAATTCATAAGAGACTTGTTGATGCAAAGCGTGCATTTCTGCAACATATTGCTCAAGGTCATCGTATAGGAAATTGCATTTATAGGTATTGCACTAAAGATGAAGATGTAGCATTAACTTATACTCCATATTATTCCGACATTGGAAGTTTTGGCAGTACAAAGCTCACATTAATCGGAAAAGCTTTCAAAAACCAAAAGAAAGACAATGCAAACAAAAAAGCAAGTAAAAATTATGAAAGTTGAAGATACTCACTACGGAAAGAAAATTACCATTCCTGACTATGGTTGCAATTCAGAGTTTGTATATCAAGTCAGAAATGTAAGGGTACTCAATAAAGATTTTGACAGGCAGTTTCCTATGATAAATGCACTTGCCAATCAGGAAAGTAAGATATATAAGAAATTGGTTCTAAGACTTCTTGAAATGGAGAGAATTTTCAAGAAATTGCCATTCGATAATGAAGCAATAGCTAAATACGAAAAGGAGCACAATATAGACTTCAATGAGTATTTCCACGACACAGTAGATTCATACATCAGTCAAATAGATGATATAAGTTTTAGATATGCAGAACTCGCATCAAAGTATGGATACTCGTACTGCGTATAACTATCAAAATGTGCAAAAATGATATTATGAATGAAAAATAATTGGCAAGATATTTGCATAATTGATAATAAATTGCTAACTTTGTATATCCTTAAAGGATACAATGCAAATAAGTTAATAACCGTTTTTACAAACCCAAAATCACAAAAGTATGTGTAAAATTGAACTCAGTGCAACTCAGGTTGCAGCCATCTACAAAGGTGGCAATGAAGAATCTCGCAAGATTCTCAAAGAAAGTATCGGAGAACGTTTTTCTTCAGTATTCCCAATCACTGGACGTGTCCAATCGTTTGACGATGCTGTAAAGGAAATAGGTTATGACCACCCTCTCTGTCAGGTGTTGTCCACTCTGAAGTACGGTTATCGCAGTGATGTAGTAAGAAAAGACCTTCTCGCTTACTTGAAAATCGCTATCATTGCAGAAGCTCTCAATGAAGGATGGGAACCTTCAGGAGATGAAAATCGTTGGTATCCGTTCTTTGAACTCTCTGAAGATAGCGATTCCGTAGTATTCACTCATTCCGGAACTACTGACCCTGACTGCTTGTCTGACTCTGTAAAACTCGCTTACAAGAGTGAAGAACTTGCATCATACGCAGGTGAAACGTTTGTTGAAATCTATGCAGACTTCGTAACCCTCGGCAAATCACCTTGCAAAGATGAAAGCAATCTCTAAGAAGAAATTCTTTGATCTCATTATAGGTACTGCGTCGGCAAAGATAGGCGCAGTAACCTATAAAGGTCAAAATGAAATAAGCGATGAAGTAGTCCAGAATTTAGCTCAATCTGTAAAAGATGAAAAGTATCGCAATGTTGTTCATCAACAAAGTAATGCAATTAAGTTTAATGACAATTCCTGGTTCTTCTTTGATAAGCCCAAGAATTGCGACAGCAGAAAAGCTTTCATCTATGAAATCAGTGGCACTACATTCCTATCACTTGTTGACCATAGACCTGAATATGAGAATCAGTTTGGAACTACAATAAGTGAACAGACATTTGCTCTTATCTACAAGTTGTCAAAATGAAAGAAATAGGATATTTACCAAGTCAGTATTGCAGGTATAGTAAAGGTTATACATCATACTCACTACCTTTTAATAGCTTTACAAATACAATGCCTAATCCTGAAACTAAAGAAGAACTCTCTGAATTGTTAGACCAAGATACGTTCTTTAGATTTGGATATGTACCCTTTGTTATAGCAGAGGTCGCTTGGGATTATGCAGATACCACTATTGACCTTGCTGTATTGATGAGATTATCTCCTACGAAGAAGCTATGCAGATGTATCAGAAATCTTCGTAACGAATATGTTAACTTTAAGAAGAAGTATTTTGACACATCACATCTTGATTCTGAAACTGACAATATGGAATTGTTCATTGATGAACTAAGTAAGTTTTTCAATGAGCGGTTCCATTCTTATGTTGATAAACTTGTTGACGAATACCCGGATTTGAACAATGACAGTAAAATGCTTATTTCGGAAGCGTATTTATGCAAGTTCGTTCTCAAAGCATTGTTCAAATATATGTCGTATATTAATAAAAAGGTTGAAGATATTGTTCGTCATCCAATAGGCAAACTTCTTCCAGCATCGATATACAGCTTATACGATATAATTCTTGAGTTTGCAGGAGATAGTCCTCTTACTTCTGAATTTCTCAAGAAAGAAGAACCATTTGTAAATGAACTTGTTGACCGGATCAAGTCAATAGAGTTAAGTTACGATTAAATATAAATTTTGCAAATAAGATAATGACTTATAAACCAAAAAGATATGGGAATAATTAAAGATGCAATTAGAGAAGTCCTTCAAGAGGCCGCAAATAAGCAAGGTCTTGAAATTCAGTTTCTTGACACTCCTTCTACAGTAATAGAAACAAGAGCACAAGCCAAGAAACACGATATGGAGCTTGTTGAGAAAAAGCCGGTAGAACAGCCAAAAGAATACTCTGAAATAGTTTACAAGTACAATGGTTGGTTAAGTTCTATAAGTAAAAGTCAGGTACTATTCCTCTTTATAATTGACATAGAGAAAGATGAAACAGTAGCTTATATATCGTTCTCTCGTGACAATAATCTTATCTACTTAACTGAAGGATGTTCCTTTGGTGAATACAATGTTTATCACAAGAATAATCCACATCAAAGAGCTTGTGAAGCAAATGCTAAGAACCTCCAACGTGATACTGAGTATCTTGAAAATACGTATGACGATGAAAAGTATAAGTTTGTAATCACTAAAATTGGGAAAGAATATGCCCGGTCAATCCTTGAACAAGAGTGAACATATTTTCCACATCGACATAATGATTGGAGATCGGTTCTATGCAACTGTGGATTACAAACATTGTCTTCTTTTCAAGTTTGATATATTCCAAGTTGAAAAGTATGTTTTGGAAAAATATCCCTCCCTTAAAAACAGAAAGAATGTAACACTTTATATTGATTAGATTATGAAATATAGAATAGTAGAACGACTGGTAGATTATGGCTATCCTGGCAACTGTAGCCCTAACATCGGATGCTTTAACGAATTTCTTGAAGACTCAGACATAGTTGTTTCTGTTCAGGTACACAAATGGTATGGTTGGGTAACAATAAAAGAGTTCATAAGCGATTACATAGATTACTCACGTATGTGTGCAGAAGAATTATATGAAATGATTACTAACAACTAAATCCGGAATTTATGAATTTACCTATTGCGATGGCTGAAGAATATTGGGCTAATTCCCAATTATCAGTAGCAAGATATACCGGTCGCATTCAGTTCAATAACAACGTCTATGTTATTGTTGACAAACGTGGTCATACAATCTTTGAATGTAGCCTTGAAGCAGAGAAAGCAGGAAAAGAAAAGGCAATAGACCCTGGAGAACCTGCAGACCTTGTAATGGAGCAATATGTTCCTGTTTATAGAAAACTTGGCAGAGAGAAGTTCATCAACTGGCTCCAGGATAAAAGCTTAGACCATAGTGTTGAAGCTGCCTACGAATATGTTGGACTAAAGTGCCCCAAAATGTATCGTAATAATAACCGTAAAAATAAAAGAAAATGAAAAAGATTGAAATTGAA